ACTTCGATACAATGGTAGATGGTCCGAGAATCTTTGCAATAGACTTACACGCTCCGCAGTTCCTGTTGTACGTAGACTGCTTAACTGTCCTCAGCTGTTCAGCATTGTACAGCTCTGCGAGTTCTTTCAATGTGATGTCTTTTTTCTGCACTTGAGCAGTCCTTAATGCTTGATCAATGCGTTCTTGGAGTATGGTTGCTGCCATTTTACGATTTTTTGCTGTGTTCTTGTCAAAAGCAATAGATACCCTTTTCTTTTTCCCTGTCATAGGATCAATATAACGTTCAATGTAGTTATACTTGCCACTCGGTAATTTGTCCATCCACATAATCATCTTCCTTTCTATATTTGAGTACAAAAATAACAGCCCCACAACAGAACAACAGTTCTGCTTGTATGACTGCCCCGAAGATGATACAATATTATTGCTTCATATAATCTGCACCGCTCTTCGGAGTTTGGTGTGTCAACCGTTCCTGCGCCAACAGGAGCGGTTTTATTTTATTTAATTATCTCTGTTTACAAATTCGCTACATACATCTCTCAACTCTGCATATAACTCATCTGTAAGTTCTTCACCGGCATATTGTCTTGCCAGTAGTTCTTTCCCATAAGTTTTTAATTCTGTATCAGATAATGAAGAAAGCTTATTATCATAAGTGTATTCTTTTATATTCATAACAATCCCCTCCTAACTTTCATTCCCTACGAATGTAACACTGTCAGGTAACATTCTCACCGGAATAGTAGTAGATGAAGAGAATGTATGATTTTCGCTATCTCTATAACCTTCGTTCATTTTAAACGATGATCCATGTGGATCCAATACTACATATCCGAATATCGTTTTATGAATCTCAATCTCGTCACTAGAATCATACGTTCCGCTTATTTCCACTCTTAATTCGTAAGGATATTCAATCTCTTGATACGGCTCACTTTCGTGATTATATGCCTTAACCGAGATATTTGTCACAGTAAAACTGAGGTTTTTATCATAAGTGAATGTATACGGAAGATCGTTGGCAACAGCAATAATAGTTCCATCTTCAATCTTAGGATATTCTTCAGGTTTACTTTCGGATGGCTTCTGCTCGTCAGATGGTTTTGTTTCCTCTGACGGTTTCTGCTCCGGAGCTACTGCAGTAGTATATGTATTATAGTATTTCTTTTCTGTTATTGGCTGACGAACAACTTCCGTCTTTACTGTCTCAGTACTCTTGTTATTCTTTAACTCTTCTTTTACGGATGCCATAATTGAATTATACAGTTCTTCTTTCTCTGCATCTGTCAGTTTATCGATTTCTCCAAATTTTGTTTGAATCTGCTCATCAACCTTTTTAAGCAGCTCAGACTGAAATGTTTCATTGTTATCAGCAATAGCCTGTTCGATTCGCTTATCGACATCCTCCATCGATAAGTGATCCGTCTGTTCACTGGAAGTACATCCACACAACGTGCATCCAATCATAGACAATGCTAATAGGATTGCTACAATTTTCTTTTTCATAAGCTTTTCCTTTCTTTTACGAGCCTGTCCTTTTAAGTGCACCACACGCTTTATATAAATCCCTTCCGGGAGTTATATCCTTAATCATCTAATATTATTTCAATACCAACTTCTTTAGCTTTTTCCATAAGCAATAAGAAATTCTTTGTTTTAGTTCGCTTCATTCTGCGATAAGCAGAAAAGCTTTTTGGAGCATCATCCGGCAAAGCATATACAATACGATAATACTCTTTTCTATCACGCATCTGAGTGTCTCGTTTCTTTTTATCTTCTGTATATAGAATATAGTTTCTCTTTTCTTCTTCTGTCCTATCATCAACATACGGACGTGTACTTGCCTGAATCACATCTACATCATTTCCGAATTTATCTTTTATAGCGTTACTATACTTGATGGAAAAAGGCGCAATGGTATGTCTGCATCCATCATGAACTTTCCCGGTTTTTAGAATCACTTCAGGCAATTTTGGAAAAATTTTACTGTTACCAGATAAGCTATACACTCGCCCTTGAAGTTTGTTGCATATCTCACAGCATGAACAATGAGCACTCATCTGTACTAGATCCGTATTGTGTTTTTTGCAATTCTTAATAGTCTGATTGGCAATTTCTAATGACAAGTCTTTTACTATTCCATGTTGTTTGAGATAACTTTTAATCTTTAGCTCTTCTGATTCAGCTTCTTCCAATCTCAGCTCTTGCAGCAATACCTTGCAATAACATAGATAATCTTCTTCTAAAAACCAATTGTTTGAAGCTGCCATGAAAAGGTAGAGTCTTCGGTAAAGATGATCAGACTCATTAACAAGACCATTGGTTCTTAGAAGACCTGCTTTCATCTTTAGGAAATAATCTAAACTTCCAGTTATTCCGTATCCGTTGAAACTTAAAAAAGATGGGATTGGAAGTTTGTCTATATCGTTAATATCATGCAAATCATACAATTTACCATCTGAATTTATAAACCTAGCATTGTATGTATATTCTGTCTCTTCAGGAGTTACTTTACATAACTGTCCATTTTTGAAGTAGAGAACTTGATATTTTTTTG